AAGGGTCAGCTAATGGCAGATGATCCTTCTACACCTGATGTCAATGAGGCATGGACTACAAAAGTAATTAAAAAAGTAACTCGTAAGAAGACTAAGAAATGACATTAGTTACACAGGGTAAGCCCTCACGTAAACGTTCTGTGTGGGGTCACAATACAGGAACTACAACAGAAGACGTATATACTTGCCCTGCTAACTGTGTTGCAGAGGTTGTTTATATTATTGTAAATAACTCAGGTGGTTCCACCAACACTATTAGTGTTAAGTGGTATGATACCTCAGAGACATATGCTTCTGGCTTTGTAGAAGGTAAAAGTTTGAATGCTGGCGACTATCTAGAGTTCCAAGGTATAGAGCTTGTTTTAGAACCAGGAGACAAGATTCAAATTACTCCAACATCTGCAGGACACATAGATTCTATTGTTACTGTAGTTGAGACCTTTGTGCCTGTCGGGTAACGGGGTTGCAATTTTTATAATAGTGTAGTATAACTATTGACATATAACTACTCCTGCCCATGAAGGGTTAAACATAAAAGGAGTAGAAAATGTTTAAAAAATTCTTTAACAAACTAATTGAAGCAAGACAAGCCCAAGCAAATGCTCGTATTGCTGAGATGCACCTCTGGAGAATGTCAGACAGAGAACTTAACGATCTAGGTATAGGTCGTGCAGACATTAAAAGAATAGTTCGTGGCGACACACTATAAACACACAAGGAAACACACACATGGAAAAATACACTTCAAATCCTTATCAAATACGTACAGACCTTTTGTCTATGTCTAAAGAGATGTTAGACAAAGCATATGATACACAACTTGAGATTGCTAGAACTATGATGGGGCAATCTAAAGAGAACACTGATTTAGCTTTAGAGGCTTGGAAAAAGTACATTCCAAAAATGTACACACCTGAAGAAGTTAAGAAGCAAGCAGAGACATTATACGAGTTTGTAATTAATAACAAATAAAGTCTAATAAGTCTTTGGGAGGAGGCGAATGGACCCTGTTACAATTATTGGTGGGGCGACAGTTGCCTTCAATGCCCTTAAGAAAGGGTTTGCTATCGGCAAGGATCTGCAAGATATGTCCAGTCAACTAACAAAGTGGGCAGGACATATGGCAGATCTAGGCCAAGCTGAAAAACAAGTTAAGAATCCTCCTTGGTGGAAATCCATTGGAGGCTCTGTAGAAGCAGAGGCGATGGAAGTTTTTGCAGCTAAGAAGAAAGCAGAGTCCATGAGAAAAGAACTCAAGGACTATATTTCATGGACGATGGGGCCATCGGCTTGGGATGAGTTAGTGGCAATAGAGGCTAAGATTCGTAAACAAAAAAAAGAACAAGAGTATCGTAAAGCAGAACTACAAGAAGCAATTATCACTTGGACACTTGGTGGAATACTATTTGTTATAGGTGTTGGTATAATGGCCTTTATATTATATATGGTGACACAACAATGACTAGAAACTTAACAGAAAAACAGCAGAAGTTCCTTGATGTCCTCTTTGACGAGGCCAAAGGAGATCCTGTAGCTGCTAAAAAGCTTGCAGGGTATGCTGACGGTGTTTCTACCTCAGGTATCGTTAATGCCTTGACAGACGAGATTGCAGACCTTACAAAGAAGTTCATAGCACAGTCGTCTACTAAAGCTGCTTACACTATGTTTTCTGTTATGGCAGATCCAACTGATCTAGGTGTAAAAGAAAAGATGTTAGCAGCCAAAGACATTCTAGATCGTGCAGGATTTACGAAAACAGATAAGGTAGAGGTGAAAGCTACAGAGCCACTCTTCATCCTACCAGCAAAAGAAGATGAGTAAAAGAGCATCAGAAGCTTCACACCCAACTAAAGTAGACTGGCAGATACCATTACAAGGAGACAATGGAGAGTGGTATCCTGTTGTTAGAGTAGGAAGACACGTACCATTTGGTTACAAACAGGATGAAGAAGACGAAATGCTTCTGATTCCTATCCCTGAAGAACTAGAACTTTTAGAAAAAGCAAAGAAGTTTCTTCAAGACTACAGTGTTAGACAAGTAGCTAAGTGGTTGTCTGATCAGTCTGGTAGAAACATCTCACATGTAGGGTTATACAAACGTGTCAGAATGGAAGAAAAAAGACGAAGAGCTTCGTCCAACTACCGCCAGTATGCCAAAAAGTATAAAGAAGCGGCAAGGAAGAGCAAGAAGATCGAAGAAGAAAGACTTGGTGGAAAGCACACCAGAAGTCTTGCAACCGACGATGAGTACATCGAACTCAGAGATGGAGAGTGTTGCCCCTTCTGTGGTCAAACAAAAGGTGATCTTCGAACCAAATCCAGGACCACAAACTAGGTTCTTAGCAGCAACAGAACAAGAAGTCCTATATGGAGGGGCAGCAGGTGGTGGAAAAAGCTTTTCGTTGGTTGCAGACCCAGTTAGGTACTTTTCAAACCCACATGCACGAATGCTACTTGTTCGTCGTAGTACAGAAGAGCTTCGAGAACTTATCTCTGTAAGTAAGCAACTGTACCCACAAGCAATTCCAGGCATACGTTTCATGGAGAGGGACAAGACTTGGGTAGCACCTAACGGTGCAACACTTTGGATGTCTTACCTTGACAGGGACGATGATGTTATGAGATACCAAGGTCAAGCCTTTAACTGGATTGGCTTTGACGAACTCACACAGTGGCCTAGCCCCTATGCCTGGAACTACATGAGATCAAGGCTTCGTTCAACTAAAGCCTCAGGTTTACCCCTTTTTATGAGAGCTACATCAAACCCAGGTGGACCTGGGCACCAATGGGTAAAAAAGCTTTTCATAGATCCTAATACTCCAGACAAACCATTCTGGGCTACAGACGAAAACGGTGAAACGATTTGTTGGCCTAAGGGCCATAGTCGAGAGGGTGAGCCACTATTCAAGAGGAAGTTTATACCAGCCACCCTCTTCGACAACCCTTATCTGTCTGAGGATGGAATGTATGAAGCCAACCTTCTATCTTTGCCTGAACATCAACGAAGACAGTTGCTTGAGGGTGACTGGGACATTAACGAAGGAGCAGCTTTCCCAGAGTTTAACAGACGTATCCACGTTGTTGATCCATACGACATACCAAGTAACTGGGTTCGTTTCAGAGCTTGTGATTACGGTTATGGCTCTTACACTGGTGTAGTCTGGTTTGCAGTTGTTCCAGGGTCTGAACAGCTAATAGTATACAGAGAGCTTTATGTTTCTAAGATAATAGCTACAGATCTGGCTGACATGATCCTGGACATTGAACAAGAGGAGAAGATTAGGTATGGAGTTCTTGACTCTTCTCTTTGGCATAATCGTGGTGATACTGGCCCTAGTCTTGCTGAACAGATGATTATGAGAGGATGTCGTTGGAGACCTGCAGACAGATCAAAAGGATCTCGTGTAGCAGGTAAAAACGAAATACATAGAAGATTACAAACAGATGAGTTTACGGAGGAACCAAGGCTTGTCATATTTTCTAATTGCACTCATCTTATATCTCAGCTTCCCTCTATTCCTCTAGACAAAAGAAACCCTGAGGATGTAGATACTAACTCAGAGGATCACCTCTACGATGCTTTAAGATACGGTGTTATGACAAGACCTCGTAGCAACATATTTGATTTTGATCCCTCTTCACAGAGAAGTGGTTTTCAGGCATCAGACCCAACATTTGGTTATTAAGGAATACCTATGGAAGAAGATGACATTTTTGAATCAGACGAATTGTCTATAGATGAGGCAAGTTCCTCTTACATAGAAGATACAAAAGACTCTGAAACGTTTAATGATCCTACTGTAGGGACCATTGTTGGTTTTGTTGAGGATCGTTATAGTAAAGCTGAAAAAGCTAGATACACAGACGAACAACGTTGGATCAAAGCATACCAGAACTACAGAGGTATATACGGACCAGACGTACAGTTTACTTCAACAGAAAAGTCTCGTGTGTTTGTAAAAGTAACTAAGACTAAAGTTCTAGCTGCTTACGGTCAGATCGTAGATGTTCTATTTGGTTCTCACAAGTTTCCTATCTCAATTAATCCCACTACACTTCCTGACGGTATTGCAGAAGCTGTACATTTTGAGACAAACCCTCAAATCAAACAAGCTACAAAGCAACCTGACATGGGTGGAGAGGACACAAAACTTAGACCAGGTGAGACAATCATTGATCTACGTGAACGTCTAGGTGGCATGAAAGCCAAACTAGAACCTGTCATGGATCAGTTGAAAGAGGGAGAAGGTACTACACCTACTCAACCTACTTTCCATCCTGCTCTTGTAGCTGCTAAAAAAATGGAAAAGAAAATCCATGATCAGCTAGACGAATCTAATGCAAGTAAGCAACTTCGTAATACAGCCTTTGAGACTGCTCTCTTTGGTACAGGTATTATGAAGGGGCCATTTGCTTTAGACAAAGAATATCCTAACTGGGATGAGGAGGGTAACTACTCTCCTATGTACAAGACTATTCCACAGACTGCTTCTGTTTCTATCTGGAACTTTTATCCTGATCCAGATGCTAACAACATGGATGAAGCAGAGTACGTTGTAGAACGTCATAAGATGTCTCGTTCTCAGATGAGAGCATTAAAGAATAGACCATTCTTTAGAGCTAATGCTATTGATACTGCTATCGAACTTGGAGAGTCCTACACTAAAGAGTGGTGGGAACAAGTCATGGAAGATGCAGATCAAGAGACTAGAGCAGAACGTTATAACGTCCTTGAGTTCTGGGGTTACGTAGATACAGACATTTTGAAAGATCATGACGTAGACATTCCAAAAGAATTGAAAGACAAAGATCAACTTTCAGTAAATATCTGGATCTGTAATGGTCAGGTTATACGTCTTGTAATGAATCCGTTTACTCCTGCTATCCTTCCGTATTATGCTGTACCATACGAAGTAAACCCTTACTCATTCTTTGGGGTAGGTATAGCAGAAAATATGGATGATACACAGACCCTAATGAATGGGTTTATGAGAATGAGTGTAGATAATGCTGCACTATCGGGTAACTTACTTATCGAAGTGGATGAAACAAACCTAGCTCCTGGTCAAGACCTATCCATTTACCCAGGCAAAGTCCTGAGAAGAATGGGGGGTGCCCCTGGACAGGCCATCTTTGGCACTAAGTTCCCTAACGTATCTAATGAGAACATGCAGATGTTCGACAAGGCGAGAGTACTAGCAGATGAATCAACTGGCTTCCCTTCCTTTGCTCATGGTCAAACAGGCGTATCGGGAGTTGGTCGTACTGCCTCTGGTATTTCTATGCTTATGTCTGCTGCCAACGGCTCTATCCGTACAGTAGTTAAGAACATTGATGACTACCTACTTGGGCCACTAGCTAAAGCATTCTTCAGCTTCAACATGCAGTTTGACTTTGATCCTGAGATCAAGGGTGACTTAGAAGTTAAAGCAGAAGGTACAAACTCATTGATGGCTAACGAAGTACGTAGCCAACGTCTAATGCAGTTCTTGGGTGTTGTACAGAATCCAGCACTTGCACCATTTGCTAAAATGGATTATATTATCAGAGAGATTGCAAACTCTATGGATCTTGATCCTGATAAAGTAGCAAACTCAATGACTGATGCAGCAATCCAAGCTGAGATCCTTAAGAAGTTCCAAGAAGCTAATCCACCACCCCAGCAACCACAACCTGGACCACAAGGGCAAGCACCACAGGGTGCAGTACCAGCAGGTGCACAGGCACAGGACACACAAGGTTCTGGTGGCGGTCAGATAGGTACAGGTAGTGCTCCTACTCCAGGTGAACCAGGGTTCTCAGGTAACACAGGACAAGGACAAGGATGAGCCTTAAACTACTCGTAAACAACAAAGACATCTGGGATGCTTTCCTCGAAGAGATGGACATTAAGATTGAACGTGTCCATATCCAGATGGAACAGGCTACAACACCAGAAGACTTCTACAGGTTGCAAGGACATGTAACCTGTCTTCGTAGATTAAAAAGACTTAGGGACGAAGTGAATGGTTAATCTCACAGGTATGATGCCTCCTGCACTTGGTGGGGAACAGGAAACTCCACCACCATCTTATGAACCAGAAATGGATCTAAACAAGACCCAACAGTTTGCTGGAACCATTAAAGGTGAGCTAGGTTTGTCTGAAGACTTGATGGAAGAGGTAGAAGATTACTTAAAGAATCCACCACCAAAACCTAAACAAAGTCCTATTGATGCTGCCATTGATGCAGGATATCTAATAGCTAAAAAGATATCTAAAGATAAAACAAAGTACTTAAGTGGTATTGCTGAGTACAATCCTGAAGGTAATAAAGCAATCAGGGGTATGTTTAAGAATGCTCTTGGTGCTGACCCAGACTGGAATCCTACTGAAGTAGCTTGGTGTGCTACCTTTGTCAGTCAAGTTCTGAGTGATCTTGGTGCAGATCCTCTTAGATCAAAAGACAGATACGACAGAGTTAGAGCAGACAAGTATAAAAACTACGGTTCACCTGTAGAAATGAATAACATCACAGAGGGTGATATTGTTGTTCTTGATTTTGACGGTGACGGTAGAGGTGATCATGCTACCTTCTACGTAGGTGATAAAGACGATATCAACAATAATCCTGATTCACCTTACATCTCTGTTTTAGGGGGTAATCAAGGCGATGCAGTAAACATCAGAGAATATGCTAAAGAAAACATTTTAGCTATTCGTAGAATTACTTACAACGACATTGACTACGAGTTTACTAAAGAACTTGCTAGAGATAATGCAGACTTCAATGCTTTCTTGAAAAAAGAAGGTGAAGGGTTTGACATGAAGTCTTTGGAAGAGAATCCTATGTCTCCTTCTAATACTCCAATGACAAGCTTTGACGAAGGTGGTCTAGCAGAAAACAATAATCTAGATTTAGCTAGGTCGTATGGTGTGACTGTTGTTGACCCAGAGGAAACAGACCAGACATTAAAAGCTCTTGGGAAAGCAGCAGTAGAAAGTATCCCAGGTATTAGTACAGCAGCCACCATCAGAGATATTAAAGAAGAACTAGAGAAAGAAGACCCCAGTCTAGCTAAAGTGGGTGTGCTAGCTGCTAGTGAAGTAGTAGGCTTAGTTCCTGGTCTTGGCGATGTTGCACAAACTATGATCCGTAAAGGTGCAGACAAGGTAACTAGAATTATAAAACCTGCTGCAAATAGAGAAGAGCTTCTTGCTGATGCACCAGAAAATGCTCAAGAAGTTTTAGGTATTACTGAAAAACAAAAAGAAGACTGGAGAAACAGTAAACCTAAAAAGAAACAAGTAAGAACACCTCAACTTCAAAAAGGTATTGAAGCTTACTTAGATAATGAGATTACTTACCAAGAATATTTAGAGTTAGCTGATAACTTTAGACCTATTGTTCCTATTAAAGAAGCACCAGAACTTCCAACTACACTGGATATTGTTTCCTCTTTAAAACCTAAACAGGTTGAAAAAGGTATTATAGGAGTTACCAAAGAAATAGAAGATGGAACTAGGGTTGCCTCTCGACTTGATATTAATGCTTATGAAAGTTTTGATACTTGGGTTGTATCATTTCATGACGGTTTAAATGATTCTCTATCAGGTGCATCTATAGGGCATGGTCAAGTAGCTGTTTTAGAAAATGTAAATTTTAAGACTAATCCTCAAGCTGCTGCTAATATAGCAAAAGGAAAAGGAAAAGCTACTATTGCTAGAATATTTGGTGACTACAAAAATGCAGATCCTGAAGCTGTTCACCAAATGGCTAAAGATATACTAGCAGATCCAGACAGTGAGTGGGTCCAAGTTGGTATGAATCCTTATAGACATTCTTTCTTTTACGATAAAGCTGATGGAATGCCTGTAACAGAAGCAAGTGAAGTTATTCAAGTTGGTCCTCTAGTTTTAGCCAGGAATGTAAAAAAAGTTTCTAGGGATGATCCACAATTTAGTTTTTTGATAAACAAAAACGATCCAGAAAGTATTAAGAACTTTAACCAAGGTGGTCCAGTTATGAACGAACAAATGGAAATGGCTTTCATGCAAGAAGGTGGTATCAAAGACGATGGTATGAAGAGAGACCCAGTGTCAGGTAATGAAATCCCTCCTGGTTCTATGGCTTCAGAGGTCAGAGATGATATTCCTGCTATGTTGTCTGAAGGTGAATACGTTGTTCCTGCTGACGTTCTAAGGTTCTACGGAGTAAACTTCTTTGAGGGGCTACGTAATAAAGCAAAATCTGGCTTGCA